AAGACCAACCACTACATTAGGTTTGTCCATAAATCTCATATCACTTTCGTCTCCATTAATTACCTCTCTACCTTTGTAATAGATAGGCATAGTACCATTGAATACTACTGCTATGTTATACTTTATAGTATCAAAGTATTGTGCATACTTACTACTTGCTTCACTATAACTCCATGTCAAATGATAGTTAGTATATTGTGCTACTTTTCTAGTAGGTATCTTAGTATAGTCATAGAACTGTATATGTGGAAACAACTCAAAGATATTCTTGTCGTCAACTTTAATATGTTCCCATTGTATATCACTAGTACCATTCAATCTCAGGCAAGGAAGCTTATCTTTTTTCTTACAGTAGTTATCAAACTTAATTATGTCTGATATCAGGTAAGACATGAAGGTATCTCTATCTTCTAAATACAATTTAGTCTTACGCTTTCTAGCTTCTTGTATGACATTAGTGGTTTCACCCTTCTTTATAATGCCACCCCTACCTGCTGTATTAAGACAGGCTTCCTTGCACCCAGCAATGTCTTGATAAGGACATATTTTAGTGTTGATTGGACTCATGTGTACTATAGCACTTAGATAATTGCTATACACTTTATTACTTTTCTGTATCTTTGGATTGCTAAATGTTAATAGTTTATAGCCCATATCTTTTCTCCTATATTAGTTTATCTTTTACTGTGTAAGACTCAGCCATTTTGTCTATGTCTGCATGAGAATAAACATTATGACCTGCTACAAATATCTTTTGCTGTAGCCACATTATCATAATATCTTTTATATCTTGCTCATAAACAATAGCATAGCTATCTTCTATGTAGTCAAGTAAATCATTCTTTAAGTCTTGTCTATCAGGTATAGACCAAAGAGACTCAACCTCATCTAAGATGTAGTCTTTACTTGCTTCTGTAATTATATTACTCATGGTATCTCCTATTATTAAGTTCTGTTTTGATTAACAAATCTATCTGTTAAGTCTTTGATTAGTTCCTTAACATCAAAGTCTCCACCTATAGTAGCTAAAGTTAATTCATTTTCAATTTCACCTATCATTTTATAAGGCATATGAGTTCTTATTTCATAACCAAAGTCTGAATTATAATTATAAGGTGTATCAAATTTTAATGAAGTTCCACCATACGAAGCTTCATAATGGTCTTTACACTCTCCATCTGATAATACATTATTTACATTTTTACAATGGCTTTTTATTGACTCTCTTATAGAATTAAAATCTTTTTCTAATTCTTCCATTTCTTTTTTAATTGTTTCTAATTCTTTTAGTCTATCTTTTAAATAAGTCTCGTTATTACTTCCTTCGAAGCTATGTTTAAATCTATTTAAAGATGTTTCTTTCCATTCATTTCTTATTTTATTTACAATAGCTGTTCTATCGCATACTCTCATTGGCTGTGCCATATTATATCTCCATATTTATATTTATATATTAATTCAAAGTGGCATTGGCTCAGAAAATTCTAAGCACTAGCCACACTTGGGTACTTTAAAGTGATACCCAGCACTTGAAGGTCTAGTAGTTTAAAGTCACTTCTTGGGATAACCTTCTCGCACCCAATGGCTGACTGTTCCCTTTACCTTTGAAACAAAGACACACTATATAGTAATGTATCTTTTAATCTCTCAGTAAATCTAGTCCATGCACTATTTGTATAAGCTTCATACTTATCAATAACATTAAATGTTTGTTGTGCGTCCATATTGTTTGCAACTTCTAAGACTTGCATACCTTTATTACTTTCACCTAGTTTAACTTTTCGTCTAAACCATAGTGGAAATATAGGGTCTTGTAGCTGTTGATATATAGATACCTTGTTTTGATGATAACCAAAGAATGTTCTACCTTTAGTTTTCTCATCTCTTTCTTTAGCTACTCTAACTCTAATGATGTTAGCACCTGCTTCAGTACCAGCTCTCCAAATATTTTGGATAATGATTGGTGCATATTTTATTGCAGTAGTAGTATTACTACCTCGTATTGTATATGTAGTTTTCGACATATTTTATCTCCATTTTATTATAATTAATAGTGGTGCTAGTTGGTTTATTTACGACTCAAACTAGCAGAAAGAGTACCTTCAGGACTGTTGCTCGGTTTATACTTGTTCTAGTTTATCCTGATTGCGCAGTTTAATTTTACGATTTAACAGTAATCCCTAGAGACCAAGTGATATTATTATTGTGCTTTAATATTAGCACCTCTTTTACTTGGTGTCCTATAAGTTTTTTTATACTTCCATTGGAACAGTATCTTTTCCATTTTGACCGAATAGATTTAACACAGTTTTAACTGAATGTCCTTCGTAGTCTTGACAAATAGTTATTGTTCTACAAGGTGTTCTACTTTCACCTTTACCTAAAACAACTGTTTCATCTTCTATAGATTTACAGTTGGTTATTTCTATTACATCATGAAAGCTAATATTTTTATCTATCATTTTTATCTCCTGTTGTTGGATTAATTTCCTCGTCTAATTGTCTATTAGCTTCGGTGGTTTCTATTATAAGTTCTTGCTCTTGCATGAACTCTACAAATTCAAAGTGTTCGTTGTCTTCCATATTATCTCCTAATAATTATGAGCTTTTGAAAGCTCGGTTGGTTGCTGACCGACCAATTATAGCAACTTTGTCGGCAGATGTCAAGCATCTTAACAAACTTAAGATATATTTATAATTTTAAGTTAGTGAACTAATTTAAGAGGCGAGGGTGCTTCTTCAATTAGTATATCTTCAAAAGGATTTTCAAGTTGGTCTAAAGATAAATCAGCTTTACATACTATTTGAGTAAACTCTAATATTAAATTAACTAAATTTTCTCTATCTAATTCTTCTTTTAATAAAGAATTATAAACTTTAAAACCTTCCTCATCATTTATTTCACTACACTCATCTATAAATTTAAAATAATCTATAACTTTCATAATTTACTCCTATTTTAATATGTTTGCATTTCTGCATATTCTGAAACTTTATCTATATAATAACTATGTTCTGCCTCTAAATATTCTTCACATATATTATATAAACTGTCTTTATGTAATACATGACTTCTATATTTAAGAGTATTTACTACTTCTTTAAAACCAAACTCTTTACTTAATATATAAAGTTCTCCGTGATTAAAATTATATTGTTTTGCTAAAACATGTAATTGATTGCTTTGTTCTTTTGTAATTTCTGTTTTCATATTTATACTCCTTATATATTAAAATTGTTGAACTGTCCAAACAGTACCCATTTCCATTGTGTTATTGTTTAGAAAATCATAGGTTGATTTAAGAAACACATGTCTATTTTTATTAGACTTATGTCTATATATAATTGACCTATCTTCTTTAAAAGAATTCCTAACCTTGAAAGTATACCCTAACTCATTGATATAGCGTTCTACTTTTTCAAGGCTATTGAATTTGACAACCTTAAGTTTACTATCTGCAATCGTTTGAATATTAGATTTACCATTGGGGTTTTTACATTTATTTTTCATAACATCTCCAAATATTTAAAAAATCTAGCAAGGTCTGTTCCCTGCTGACCGACCAATTATAGCAACTTTTTCTTCGTTTGTCCAGCGTCTTAACAAACTTAAGATATATTTATAATTTTAAGGTTCTGAGTGGTTTAAATTATAATTTTAAGATTAAATTTAGCACTAATAAATAGTTATCCACAGGTTATACATACTTATACACAGGTTATACATAACATATTAACAGCTTATACACTTAAAAAACGCCCTCAACCAACCGATAAATTTAAAAACACCCTCAACCACCTGCCCCCAACTTAAAACTCGAGTTTAAATTTAAACTTAATTAAATTACTTACATCTTAGGTATGGTCGACTGCGACTATCAAAGAGTAATTACGAAGTAATTTCATTAAAAACCAAGTAGATTGTAGATTCACGAATGGCTTCAGGAATGAGTTGCGAGGTAAAAAGTTAACAAGACTTTAGGCTTGTTATCTACCAAGCAACGAAAACATATGCCCCGAGTGAGTAGAACTTATAGACATAAAAAAACTCTCTCACTTGTAAGGCGAGAGAGTCTTCGAGGCTTTAGTTAGCCTTGCTCTTTGAGATGTAGCTCGATTTTATCGAAGTAGACCTTCGGAAGAGACTTACCCTGAAGAAGCGTGTGAGCTTTCTTGAAAGATAACCTCTTGTCCTTAGCAAGACTAAACAGACAACCTGTAATTTGCTTCTGAAGTTTCCAGTTCATTTGCGAACCCTTCTTAGCAAATTTGTAGCCGATAGCTTGACATTGTCTGAACGAAGCTGGGCTTGAAGTTCTGTCCTTGTCAAAAGCATTGATATCAAATGTATTTTCCATAATATTCTCCTTTAAGAAATGGAATTAGTTAAACCCAGAATATAGTTTTCTAGGCGATTAAAGTCAGAAGCTTTGTCGCATCTGATTCCTAAGGCTCTAATGTCTACATGGAATAAATCCAATGTGAACATTTTAGCCTGAGAAACTGTCGGAAACTCTAAAGTTTCATTGTTTGAATAAGTTATTAAAATCATGTAATTCTCCTTATATTTAAAAACATACATATAAGATATAAAACCTTTCGGGTTTCAAATGCCATAGAGTTTTGCGAGGTTTTGGGAGCAAAAGTTTTATAGATTTTCGAGGTTCTGGGAGAAAATACTGTAAACATTTGTCACTCGAAAAGTTTTATATCATTGTAAACTAGTATATATAAGGAGAATTACATAGATTTTAATAAACTTACGAGTGAAACTTTAGAGTTTCCAAGGTTTCGAATCTAGAATGGAGCATGGATTTATTCGTAGACATTAAAGCCTCTTGGTATCAGAAAGACAAGGGTTCTGCTCGCCTTGGAAACTATATCTGCTTTAACTACATGGAATTCGAAAAAGGTGAATTGCAATGAAAATACGATATCAATCTGACACAAGGACAGAACAAGCCCACTGAGTGAGTGTCAAGCAAAGGTGGAAAATTTGCTAAGAATGTGAGCTTTTGAACGCAGAAACGAAGAAGCAACATGGAAGGTTGTCAAGTGCTTAGTCTTGCTAATACAAGAGGTGTTAAGGCTTTCAAGGAAGTGAATAGCTTCGAGTGTAAGGCTATGAAGATGTCTACGAGTCTATGAGAGCTACATCCAAAGACAAGAGCTGAGTAAAGACCAAAGACTCCGAAGCCTTACAAGTGAGAGAACAATAAAGGTCTAAAGTTCTGTCCTATCTACAATCTATGAGGTGGTAGGCAGGAGACCATACCCCCTACCCTATATATCTATAGCATGGTTATACATTTTCTAAGATAATGGTTATTAACCAGAACTAGTTAACGCCCCGACACTAAAACTCTAAAGTCTTTATAGTATTAAAGGGTATTTATTTTAGACACAACTACTCCCCTCTTATTAGAGAGCTAATAGTTTTGTTTAGGATTTTGAGGGGCTATGTTGACCCGGGAGGGCACTATGTTATTATAGCATCGGATTCGGGTTTTGTCAATAGCTAATTTATACTTGACAACTCTAAATTAGGAGTGTATACTAGATTCATGGCTATATTACCAAGCATTGATACAACATCAACTAAACGAGAACTAACTGACAAACAGAAGTCTTTCCTAGAGCACCTTGTAGAAACACAAGGAGATGCTAAGAAAGCTGCTGAACTTGCTGGTTATTCTTCTCATTATCATCATGTTGTAAAGACTTTAAAGAATGAGATAATAGAACTCACTCAAGAAGTATTAGCCAATTCTGCACCTAAAGCAGCTTTTAAAGTTGTGGAGATTATGGAATCTAAAAAACCTGTGATACAAGCCAATAACAAGTTAGCTGCAGCACAGACTTTACTAGATAGAGTAGGAGTAAGTAAGGTAGACAAAATAGATATAAACCATAATTCAACTAGTGGAGGTATCTTTTTGATGCCTGATAAAGCACCTGTTGTAATAGAAGCAGAAGAAAGTGACTATGAGGAACTATCGGAATAGAATATTAAATTTTTTTAGTAACCTAATAGATAGGTTTTTTGAGGTGTCTTTCCAAAGAACAGAAGATAAACTAATGCGTAAAAACAAATGAAGCTATGGATAACAGAGTATGTAGAAAGTGATAAAGGAATCTTAATAGGTCCTTACATTAAAGCAGACTCTTTAGAAGTAGCAAACAGCATTGCAATACAATATGGGTTATTAGTCTTAGGAGAAATAAGAGAACTAATACATGAACCAATAGAACAAAGGACAATACACTAATGCCAAAAGAAAAAGACAGTAGATTAAAAAGAGCAGGAGTTTCTGGTTTTAACAAACCTAAAAGAACTCCGGGTCACAAAACTAAGTCACACATTGTTGTGGCTAAAGTAGGTGATAAGATTAAAACAATTAGGTTTGGACAAAAAGGTGCTAAGACAGCCGGTAAACCTAAAGCAGGAGAATCAGCAAGAATGAAAGCAAAACGAAAGTCTTTTAAAGCGAGACATGGTAAGAATATTGCAAAAGGTAAAATGTCAGCAGCTTATTGGGCTGATAAGGTGAAGTGGTAATATGGCTGCTAAAAAGAAATCAACAGTAAATAAAGCAGGTAACTATACTAAACCTACAATGCGTAAGCGTATATTTAATAGAATAAAAGCTGGCACTAAAGGTGGTAAAGCAGGACAGTGGTCTGCTCGTAAAGCTCAGATGTTAGCTAAAGCTTATAAGGCTGCAGGTGGAGGCTATAAGTAATGGCACTTAAAAAATCTCAACAGTCTTTAAAAAGATGGGGTAAACAAAAGTGGAGAACTGCTAGTGGTAAGAAATCTTCAGAGACTGGAGAAGTCTATGCTCCTGCAAAGACTATTAAGAAATTAAAGTCAACTCCAGCAGGTCGTAAAAAACTTGCAGCAGCTAATAAAAAGAAAAGAGCAGCTACTAAAAAAGGAAAGCAGCACGCAAAGCATGGACTGCATAAAGGAAAGAAAAGATAAATGGGAAGACAGATAGGTAACGATGAAGGTTCTCAAGTAACCTTTAGAAAAAGTATCTATGGTAAAAGCGATGGTGGTAAAGGTGCAAGACCAAGACCACTCTCAGTATCTAAACAACAATACGAAGATAACTGGGATTTAATATTTAACAAAAAGAAAGGAGGCAACAATGCCAGTAAAGAAAAAGAATAACCAACCTGAAAAGGTGAGTTTGCGTAAGAGGCTTTTAATAATGTTTACTTATGTTGAAATATTCATAAGCGAAATGTTATTAAAAGTCCAGCGTTTAATGAAAAGAGGAAAGAAAGAACAAAATAAAGTTTTTAAAAAAAACTTAACTACTAAAAAGAAAAAGTAAATGAAAGAAGGTTACATTACAAGAACTTCTTCAACTATACCTTTTGGATATGAGTTAGAAGAAGAGTCTAGTTCTTTTCTAGTACCTATAGAAAACGAACTAAGTGTATTAGAAGAAGTAACAAAAGCAGTATTTCATGGTGAAATTAGTCTAGGTATTGGAGTAGATTGGTTAGAGGCAGAGACTGGAAGGAAGATGTCTAGACCCGGATTGAAAAAACACGTAGATAAAGTATATGGAAGATAATTCACAAAAGTACTTGACAAACCCAGATGGGAGCTATATACTAAAGAAAGACGGTACACCAAGGCTTAAGCCGGGTAGACCAAAAAATTCAGAACTTTCTGATATAAAGTTAGCTTTACAAGCTAAAAATAAGCTTACAAAAAAAGCTAAGAAAGTTAAAAAGCTAACAAGAAGTTTAGCTAGAGTCAAGAAAGAACTTGACGTAGAAGAAAAAGTTTTAACATCTAATGTGTTAACAAAGTCAGAAACCAAAGAGTTACCTGACGCTATACAACAACATTTAGATACTACTGGTTCTCATGTGGCTTTTATGCCAAACGAAGGACCACAGACAGATTTTTTAGCTGCCGGTGAGAAAGATGTTCTTTACGGTGGAGCAGCAGGTGGTGGAAAAAGTTTTGCAATGTTAATAGACCCATTGCGTTACTGCCACATAACAGAGCACAGAGCTTTGATATTAAGAAGGTCTATGCCAGAACTAAGAGAACTTATAGATAAGTCTCGAGAACTTTATCCTAGAGCTTTTAAAGGTGCTAAGTTTAAAGAAGTAGAAAAGTTATGGCAGTTCCCTAGTGGAGCTAAAATAGAATTTGGGTTCTTGGAACGAGATGCAGATGTTTATCGTTATCAAGGACAAGCGTACAGTTGGATAGG